ATCCGGATTTTGTTTTAACAAACGTACCCATATTTGATAGTTTGTTTAGTTTATTTATAATAATTATTTTGCTATCTGTCACATAATTGTGTAAATCAAATATTAATTCTAATTGGTCTAAATTATCATCGCTAAAAAATGATAGTAATTCATCTCTTTTATCTATTTGTACTTGTTTACCAGCATCTGAACTTCTTTTATCGATAGCTTTTGCATATCTATCTCTAACAAACATAATTAAACCTTTTGCATGCTTAGCAGTATTTTCAATTCTTTGACCTTCTCTTACTTTTCTGTTGTTGTAGATATTGATAACTAGGTTTAATTCTTTATTATCTTCAATTTCTTTTAATGATTTTGATGCAATCTTTTGGAATACTCTACCAGCATTTGATAGATTTGAATTTAACATAGATGTTTCTGATGCAGTTAATGTTGCTGTACCTGATACATCTTTTAGTGTTGCATCGTCTTGCCAAACGTCTCTATCTTTTTTTAATTTACTAACTATATCTCTACCAAATTCAGCCTTCATTGTTTCAAATGATTTGCCACTGTACGATGTATGCCAAACTATACCAATCTTAGCTTTCTGTATATCTTTTGCTAATCTACTACCAAGTGGTACAGCATATAAGATAGTATTAGGATGGAAAGTAATATATCCAACTCCATTTATTCTCTCCTTTTTTAAATCACTTGCATCAAACATAAAATCTCCTTGGATAACATCTTTGATGCCCAAGTCTTTTAAATGGTCAAATGCAAGTTTTAGTTTTTTACTTAAATCACCTGATGTATCTGCATCGATATCAGCATGACTCTTATAAATTTTTGGGGATTTAGCAAATATGCCTTTTTTAGCTACGAAAAATTGACCATCTTCTGGGTCTTCTCCAGCAAAAACGGCGGGGGCTCCGTCCCATTTGACAGTAATATCTATAGGTGCTTTAGTATTACCGCTCAACATATCACGCATACTTCTTAGTGCGTTGATAGCTTGGCGAGCCCCCTTAACTCCTCCGTCAAGTATTAAATCCTCAATATGAGTCATATGAGTATTTTTACCTGCGGCTTCTGATAAGTAGTTCTTTAATGTTTTCATTAGTTTCCGAATTTCTTTGGTAGATTAAAATGTTTCATGAAAGGAGGAGTCACTGCCCAACTTCCATCTTCTGATTTTACATAACAAGCCGAACCAGTTTGTTGTCCATATCCTCTGATATGTAATCCAGCTTTCACACCATGTTTATCAATAGGATATGTTTTCTTAAGTAGTTCAGTTATTGTTTCTGTTGGTTCACCCTTTAAAAAGCAATTGGCAGTAGCAGGATGATTTTTACCAAATTTATTTGCTCCACTAAATACTTCAGTTGATTCGTCGTTATCTAGCCAGATTCCAGTATTGTTCTTTTTATCTTTTACAAACCAATGCATTGTAGGACTTCTTTCTCCAATCTCTCCAGCATTAAGTCTTTTATGCATATCCATTATAATTCTAATTGCTTTACTTTCACCAAATATCTGTTCCATTCTTTCTGGCTTCATCCAATTTTCTATAAATGTAGCATTATCAGCTTTTAAACTATATTTTAATTCATCACCGTATCCTTTTAAGTTTTCAGCTAGTTTTACATATAAGTCTGTTTTAGGATTACCACCTATGCCTTTTGGTGTAGGAGGAGATGATAATTCAGTAATATGATATTCTTTTCCTCTATGTTCAAATTCCCAATTCCCGCCTGAACCATTTATAAACACATTAGCAATTTGTCCTTCATGGCCATGGCCACCCTTAAAAGGCTTCCAGACATCTGGATTAATTTTATCTTTTAAATCTACTTGAATGTAATCTACTTTTTTACCGGACGGTTTTAGTATTTTACTTAAAGGTAATCTATACTCGCTTCCTTTATATTTGATTTTAACAGTATAAGACTTACCGTTTACTTCTAAATCTTTTTCTTCACGGTCTAAGATTTTGAATTCTTGACCCTTTTTGATTGTTTTATCTGTAGGTACACCTTCTAAGTCTAATAAAACTGAATCTTTATCAGCTTCGTAATCCATATTTTGGTCTGCGGCTTTTTCTACATACTTGTAAAAAGCACCGGTAGGTTGTGAATAATTGACTGTTCTACCAGATAAGGTTGCTTCGTATATAAAAGATTTTAAGGTTTTCATAGTACTCCCGTTAATATTTCGATAATACTATTTATAAACTTTTAATTGTCAGTTTTATTTTCGATATAAAAAGGATTGGGTATTATATCGCCATTAGTTTTGATACTAATGATTTTTTCTTCGTGTAATTTTTTGACACATCTTTCGGCGCCCTCACGAACGCCAATGTTGAATGATTGATATCCACATGCAGCAACAATAATTGCTAAAAAGACGTATTCCATTATTATCTCTGGTAGATGTATAAGTCAATACGCTCAGCATGTCTAAGAGGTAAAGACTGGTCGTAAGCCCTAGGATGCCTGCCATCAGCTCTAGCATGAATGGTCCTAGGACCTCTTGCTTTAAGAGCGACGCGATATTGTTCGTAATATTGACTCCCATACCCGTCTTTCTTCTGACGGGAACCATATTTAAATCTTCTTAAATCCGCATTAACAACCTTTATTGCTTTACGAATAGTTTCAATTTCTAACATATCTGAAGCACTTCCAGTATGAAAGGTTTTTATATAACTGTCTGAATATCTCATTTTAGTGTATTGGCCTCCCACCTAATGTGTGTAAAAAGAATTGACCTGGAATATCATGTCCGGTTCTTATAAGAACTGATTCGCACATGTTGTCCCAAGATTCATTAACTGTTTCTGGGTTTTTATCACAAGCCCAAGCTTGTTCGACTAAATCTAGCTCAATGTCTAGAGGTATATCTGTAGCAATGTGTGTTAGTGATAATATCATCTGCATGCCTCCTCAAATCTTTTCATTACAAGTTTTTCTCTTAATGCGTCCATATCTGCGAATGCGAAAAACTCGTCCCATGAATCTGAAGCTGGTGATGGTGACCCTGCAGGTCTATCATTTACTTCGTTGACTACTGACATTCCTGACAGTTTAGATACATCTTCAGCGATGTTCTCTAAAAGTATTGTATTTGTGTTATTTGACATTTTTAACTCCTTATTTAATTATCTAATATGTATATTATATCATAGTCTGGCGCAAATGTAAAGGATTATTTCACCTAAAAGTGAAAATAATTTGCAGAATAGTGTTGTTTAAAGTAAGGGGAGCTGAACGCTCCCCCATGATGTCAATAATAAAGGAGTGTTATACTTCTTTTGCTATAAAAGTGTATACACCGTAAGCAAGGGCTACCCAAGCTACTATGTCAACTAAGCCACCTAGTAGTAGGTATGCTAATGATAATCCGACGATAAGTCCGCCGTCCCATGAAGTTCTTTCGCTCCATCGGTCCATTAACCATGCTTTTGCTGTATTTAACATGTTCATATAGTTTCTCCGTCTAAAGTTTAAAGTCGGCAAAAGAGTCATTACTTTCTCGTTCACCAAACTTGTTAATCGGCTTATCTGGCACCATTTCTTGCATAATGTCTGATTGAGCCGACTCCTCTACATCGTATAATTTCATGCGGGAACGGTCCACACCAACTACAAATCTCTTATATTTGGTTGGATCGTTATATCTATTCTTCAATTGTTTTACTAGCATTTGGCCCAATTCTTCTAGTTCCTCTGTTGATATGAGAGCGAACATCAAATCAGCCGTTGCTGGTAAACCAAACGATTCAGATGTATCCTCAAGTCCGACGTCAGTATTACTGTACCCAGACCTAGTAGTCTGAGTTGCCGATACTATCGGTACATTGAATTCTACAGCAAGGCCACGCAGTTCTTCTGCGATAGCTTTAATGTAGGTATAACTATTTATACTTCCGCCCATGCCACGCATGCGACTTGAGGCACAAATATTTAAATAGTCAATATAAATCATATCAGGGCTAAAATTCTTTTTGAGACGTAGCTCATTAAGTAAAGCTCTGAAATGACCTGTGTGTGCTGAGCCAGTAGGATATTCTTTTACTATAAGTTTACCTACAGAGGCTTTTGCAATTTTTCCAATCTTATCATCAAATACCTTTTTAGGTAATGAGTTTAACGATTCAATTGGAAGGTTCATGAGGTTAGCATCGATTCTTTCAGCGATTCTTTCCTCAGCCATTTCCATAGTCACATACAAAACATTCTTACCTTGTTGTAAGACTGATGCTGCACAATGACACATGAATAAAGATTTACCTACGCCCGTGCCCGCAAGCGCGATGTTAAGCGTTTTATTAGGTAAACCACCTTTGGTTATTTTATTAAAATAATCTAAATCAAAAGGTATTCTATCTTCTTTACGATTATAGAAGTCAAACCTTTCATCACTATTGTCAATATAATCATGACCTATCTTTTGGTCAAATGATACTCCAAGAGCTTCAGATAGTATTTCAGGTATAGCACCTTCACTTCTTAATTTGTCTTTACCATCAATGATTGTTATCGAATCCATGATAGCATTATAGACTGCTCTTTCTTTACACCATTTTTCTGCTTCAATAATTAAATAATCAGTATCAACATCTGATTTATCATCAATTTCATTTACTAATCTTTG